GAAGAGCGAACCAAGAAGATGATAATGGATTGCGTACCCGGTGCCTTAACCCAGCTTAAAACCCTCTCTGAGGGCGCTGAGAGCGAGTCTGTGCGACTTGGAGCGGTAAAGGATATACTGGACAGGGCTGGCCTCAAACCGACCGAGAAGGTCAAGACAGAGATTTCCCATGTGGAGACTGCATCTACTGATGAGTTAAAAAGAGAACTGGAGGCCTTAACAGGGTCTAGCTCCATATCGGAAATACCTGATCTGGTGAACTGATGTGTCTGAGAGAAAACGCCCATATAGGCCTCACTTAAAGAGAAGATTATCTGATCCTGATATAGAAAAGAGGTTTAATTATCTTGTTGAGATAGGCCACCCTAAGATAGTAAAAGAAAATAAAACTCTAGAATATTTCAAGAAAATAGAGAATAGGCCTGAGTTGATAAGCGCCTATACCTCATCAAGAGATAACCCTGCGGCTAGAAATAAGCCCGGATTTGATCCAGAAAAAGTTGGATATTCAGAAAATGTAAACCCAGAAACTCATAAATTGTGGGAAAAGAAGTTAAATAGCAGTTGGGTAACTTCTAAAACTCGCAATAGATATAATTCTGCGCTTGATGCGGTTAGGAAAAATGGCGGCATGAATGCGCCCCCTAGATTATTAAAAGCTCTCCACGAAGCTAGAAAATCAGTAACCTCAACTTACTCTACAAAAATGAAGAATGAGTTGACGAGGGAAGCAAGAGCTATTCAGCAAACTAATCCAGAGTTATTAAGCGACAAACAAAAAGAGCTAATAAGGCTTTATGAAGGAAGGGAGTCTAGAAGAGCGGCTGTTGGAAAAAAGGAAAGGAGGGAGCGTGGGTTAAGAGGTCAAATGGCGACCCTAGAAAGTCAGCAAGTAAGATTAAATGAGACTAAAGATACTTTTGTTAAGAGGCTTGTTAGGGATGGTTATGAAGCGTGGCTTAAAGATAACCCAGATAAATTTAGATTAGGCGCTGATGGAAAAAAATTAACCGGAACAGCGCAATCACAATTATATTGGGATTTGTTACCGGAGTGGGAGAAGCAGAACTGGTATGACGAAGTTGGGGAAATATACGAAGACAATTTAAAGATAATAAAAAAATACCACGATAAGGGTAAGATTGTACCGTACGAAGTTCAAGCAAATAAGATGAAGCAACTTCATCATATATTACCAAGAAAAATAAAAAATGAAGATATACATGGTAGTGTAAGAGGTGGGCATTTTCCATCACAGACTGTCGGATTAAAGGGGGATGCGTTTAAAGGTAGGAGTTCTCCACATGGAAGGGTGCATGAGCCGGGGCTAGATTATTTATACGGTAAGTTTAATGATCAAAATTATATGGTCTTTGATTTTAATGACCCCAAAGTAATAAGCAGGAGTGGGGGGAAGCCCAAACCCAATGTAAGGGGTTTATCTTATCTAGGTGATGTAGCATCATCTATTATGAATTTGAAGGGTGTTAAAAATGTTGGTAGAAAGATGCTTTCCTTTATTCCTGGTATAGGGATGCCATTCCAATATCAAGCATCTAAGGGATATTTAAGCGACCCATCGTTATCTGATATCGCTAAAAAGGGTAAGGCTGCATCTGTTTGGGCTGGTCTTCCGGGTTTAATAGGGGAGTTTGCAATAGACTGGGATAAGGCGAAAGAAAGATATGACCAATCATTATTCGACACGGAATTGGATCGTAAATATGGTATGAAGAAGAGGCGAGAAATGCGCGAGAATATTTGGACATAATATGCCAATACAAAGATGCAATCTAAAGAGCGGTAAGAAAAAGGGCTGGAAGTGGGGCAAGTCCGGCAAATGTTATCCTACAAGAGAGGGAGCATTAAAACAAATGAGGGCAATCAAAGCCAGCCAAAATAAAGGGAGAATTTAGTGACTAAAAAAATACGCAGAAAAAAGATTCCAGTTCCAACTCTAGAGCCTAGTGAAATAGAATATCTAAAAGAGAACGGTATGTGGGATAGGTGGAGGAAATCTGGATGGACAGGTTCTGGAACATTTCGTCCTAAAAAGTAAATAATAACTAGCCGGGTTGAAGTATCTTAGCAAAGATATAGAGATGGCACATAGCAGAGTAGAATTAGAACAAGCGGTAGAAATAGCTAGGGAGATCAGGCAGAGGGAACGATTTAATAAGATCGACTTCTACGATCCATACCCTTACCAGCAGAACTTCCACGAAACTGGTGCAGACTGCAATCAACGTCTGCTAATGGCTGCTAACCGCATAGGCAAGTCCTATTGTGGTGCAGCGGAGATAGCTTATCACCTTACTGGGCTATATCCCAAGTGGTGGAAAGGAAGGAGATATACTCAGCCCATTACTGCGTGGTGTGGCGGAGTATCTAATGAGACAACAAGAGACATTGTACAGGCGGAGTTATTGGGTTCCCCAGATGACCCGGAAGCCTTCGGTTCAGGCGCAGTGCCTAAAAAAACAATAGTAAAAACCGAACGCAAACCCGGTGTTCCTAACGCCAAATCGGTCGCCTTAGTGCGCCATGTTAGCGGTGGGAACTCTTCTTTATTCTTCAAAGCCTATGAGATGGGTGTAGAGAAGTGGCAGGGTAGATCAGTAGATTGTGTCTGGCTGGATGAAGAGCCTAGCCGTGAGCTATACAGCCAAGCGGTGACAAGAACACTGGATAGAAGGGGGATGGTCTACATGACCTTCACCCCAGAACACGGAATGACTGAGACAGTGGCTTCCTTTATGAACCGTATTCAGCCGGGCCAATCCCTGACTAACGCGACATGGGATGATGCCTCTGAAAGAATATTCTCCATGAAGGGGGAACGTGGTCACCTTTCAGAAACTGTAATGACACAGATTTTGTCTGCATATTCTCCGCACGAAAGAGAAATGCGGCGGTATGGCAGACCATCTATCGGTTCCGGCCTTGTCTTCCCTGTATCAGAAGAAGATATAATGATTGATCCGATTGAGATAAAAGATCATTGGCCTAGAATAGCCGCAATAGATTTCGGGTGGGATCACCCCACCGCATTAGTTTGGTGTGCTGTAGACAACGAGGACGAAACCTTTTATATCTACGATTGCTACAGAGCTTCCAAAGCAAGTCCCACGGTACACGCGCAAAATATAAGAATGAGGCCGCATTTCATTCCCATAGCCTACCCGCATGACGGAAATCGCAGGGATAGTATGGGGAACCCGGGACTAGCTGACCAGTATAGAAACTTAGGATGTAATTTTCTACTACAGCATTTTACCAATCCTCCGGCATTGGGTACAGATAAAGGTTCAAACTCAATAGAAGAAGGCTTGATGGCAATGCTTCAAAAAGTAGAAGCTGGTAAGTTTAAAGTATTTAATACTCTTGGAGACTGGTTTGAAGAGTTCAGGATGTATCATAGAAAAGATGGAAAGGTGGTTCCTCTACGGGATGACCTTATGAGCGCAACTCGATATGCGTTTCAATCCCAGCGTTTTGCTATAGCAGGGGAAGACCCCTCATGGACAGCAGACGTAACATATAGGAATTATGGAATCGTTTAATGGCACACGAAAAAATTACTGAAGACGAACTGTTAGGCAGGATCAGGAATGAAATAACTGACGCCCTTGGCTACGATGATGAGATATCGAAGCAGAGGGAAATGGCTATGGAATATTATTATGGTCAGCCCTTTGGCAATGAAGTAGAAGGCCGAAGTCAGTTTGTAGATTCTACCGTACAGGATACTATAGAGTGGATTAAACCATCGCTGATGCGCGTGTTTGCGTCTGGGGATGAAATGGTTAAGTTCAATCCCCATGGGCCGGAAGACGTGCCAATGGCTAAACAGGCTACGGATTACGTTAATTATGTCTTTACAAAAGATAATCCGGGTTGGGAAATTCTTTACTCTTGGTTCACAGACGCATTGTTATCTAAGAACGGGATAGTAAAAGTCTGGTGGGACGAGTATGATGAGGAGCAGCGGGAAGAGTATCATAACTTAGATGAAAACTCTTTGATGTCATTAATCTCGGATGATGAGGTAGAGGTTGTAGAGCATACAGAATCTGTAGATAATGATCAGCCGTATCACGATATCGTAATTAAGCGTAAGAGTTATGATGGAAGAATAAAGATTGAGAATGTTCCGCCTTCAGAATTTCTTATTTCCAGAGAAGCTAAGAGTATACAGGATGCTAGGTTCGTTTGCCATAGGGTAAAGAAAACATTATCCGAATTAAGAGAAATGTATCCAGATAAGGACTTGGGTCCAGAGGATTTAAGTTCTGGTGGTGAGGATATGGTTGAATTCACTGGAGAAAGGCAAGCCAGATTCGAGCATGATAACAGTTCTAATTTCGGATTCTTGGAGGGTGATCTTTCATCTGAAGAGGCTATGATGAATTACTGGCTGTACGAAAGTTTCCTGAAAACAGATTTTGATGGTGACGGTATTGCGGAACTTAGGAAAGTTTGCACCATTGGTGACAAAGTTCTACAGAATGATGAAATAGATAAAGTACCTTTCGTATCTATTACTCCCGTTAAGAT